TTCTGTAGGTAACTTTACATTTACAGGAAACATAATCGATACAGGTGATAGTTCGGCAATATCCTTTACTCCAGCAGTAATAATGAACAGTGATTTAACTGTTGAAAACAATGTAACAGTTAACAACGATTTAACAGTAAGCAATAACCTTACTGTTCAAGGAAGTGTTATATCACAAGGTTCGGGTGTACCTGAACTATTTTCAGATAATGAAATACAATTAACAGCAGGAACCAGAGTAGAAGTAACATCATCTCCTATTAAGATGGCTTCATTTACAACCGCTCAACGAGATCTATTAACTGCACAAAACGGTGATTTAATTTACAATACAACAACTAATAAATTTCAAGGTTATGAAAACGGTTCTTGGGTAAACTTAGTATAAGGTGATCTATGGCTGAGGAAAAATATTACCAACTTGGTACGTATACCGAAGAACAATGGGACGAACTACATCACGAACTTGTACACGATGGCCATAATTGTGACGAAGTACCGGAACGTTGTATTGAATGTGATGATGATAAATTACATAGTTCAACTCGCGGTACATACCTACTTACACAAGAAGAAGCAGATCAACTTAAAAATGATCCTAGAATAAGATTTATTAATATCGATTATTCTAAATATCCAGAAGAATTTAAACCACCACAGGATGAACTACAAGCAGTCCGTCCAGAATTAGTAGCTCGTTATTCCGGAACAATTAAAAACTATAGAGAGTTTTCAGTTTCTAATACATTGCCAGGTGGAATACCTACAGCAGCAGATTCTAATCGTGCAAGTTATTCACTTTATAGACATCAACAGTTTTTAGATCCTTGGGTAGATAATTCACTAGCAGATAATGCTATCCCTGAAATAAATCCTACTCAGTACGGAACAGGAAAAAATATTGATGTTATTGTATGTGACGAAGGAATGTGGATAGGACATCCCGAATTCCAAAACAATTGTGTATTACTTTCAGATGGAGTAACAGAAGTTGAAAAGCCAACAGGATATACAGGCGGAAATTTACTTCCAGGAAACGGTACTTGTGATGTATTGGATCTTGTTCTTGATGCACCTTATTATATTGATCCAGAATGGTTTGATGCTGATCCAGGTACAAGATTAACCACACGCTGGGACGGTACAACTGTTCCTGTGGAGAGTGTGGCAAGAGATTGGTGGGGGAATGCCGGTGCGCGAAGCGCAAAGTTTGCGAACGAAGGAACAGTAACAGTTAGCGCAACTTATACCAGATTAAATACAAGTGGCGATAATACTATTAGACCATCAGGCACTGATGGAGAACACGGCACACCTTGTGGTGCATTAACATTCGGAAGAACACAGGGCTGGGCGTACAATGCTAATAAATGGATGCTTGATCTTTATGGAGCTTATGGTTCAGGTATTGAAGAAGGATTTGATATACAAAAACTATTTCATAGACTAAAACCTGTTAATCCTCTCTTTGGTGCAAAAGATCCAACACTAAGTTCTAACAGTTGGGGGTTTCGATCAAACAAGGCTCCAAGCGGATCCAATGCCAATGTTTCTAATGCATCAACCTTATATTATACTCACCGTGCAACTGCCAATGTATCCTATACAACAGAAACTGGAATTGCTTGGTTAAGTCATATGGGAACACAGGGGGACGGCGGACGTTGGAAAAGTCAAATGATTGATAATTCACTGACTACTGCTGAGGACGAGATGATAGAAGAAGGTGTGATATTCATAGGTGCAGCTGGAAATTCTAACCAAAAGGTAGTTAAAGAAGGTCATCCTGATTACAACAATTACATTACAACAACCGACGGCGGAAGTTTAGAAGGTTCAGTAATGTTTGAATTTGGTGTTGCTGTATACGGAACAACAAATAGAACAGGATTTCCACAACAAGGTGGAAGATACATTAAAGAAGATGGAACCACTGACTATAAAACTATAAACATCGGAGCATTAGATGATGATTATAATGGTAGTCTTGAAACTAAAGTAAGTTATAGCGATAGAGGTGAAGGTATAGATGTGTATGCTGCTGCTGATGGCACACTAGCAGCAAACAAGGCTTATACCAATCAAGGACAGTATCCTGCTACATACAGTGGATTTACATATAACGGTGGAACTGCATATGATTGTGCTTTCAGTGGAACAAGTGCTGCTTGTCCTGTTGCTTGTGGATTTTTAGCAACAATTATGGAACACAACAGAGACTGGACATGGAAAGAATTAAAAGAATGGTGCCTTGGACTTACAGCCCAAGACAGTTCGGACTTTTATTATGGTACTGAATCAACCACTCCTAACGATGCGAATTGGACTGACTATCGAAGTTTAGAAGGTGGATCTCCAAGAGTTCTATATCAGGGTGCTGTTGATGCGAGATTTAAGATCGGGCCTAGAAAAGTTATGTCAAATTTAAACACTAGAAACGGTTTAAATATAAGAGTTAAGAAATACTAAATACTACTGAGGTACATAAATGGCAATTAATTATCCAGACAGTCCAACAAACGGACAACAGTTTTCACAGAGCGGAACCACATGGCAATATGATGCCACTGCCGGAGTGTGGAACGTTCTTACCAGCGGAGGTGCTGGACAAGCTAGTAGTTTTGGAGTAATTGCTGTAGCAACACAAGACAATGTAGTTGCAGATAGTCCAACTGGCACATTAACATTAGTTGCTGGTTCTAATGTAACACTCACTACAGATGCAACAACAGATACAGTTACAATTAGCTCTGTAGGTGCAGGTGGTGGCGAAGCAAATCAGAATGCTTTTTCTACTATAGCGGTAAGCGGACAAACTGATGTTACTGCTGATTCTGCAACTGATACTTTAACTCTTGCAGCAGGAACAGGAATACAAATTACAACTACTCCTGGAACTGATACCGTTACAATCACTAATACACAAAGCGGCGGCGCAGCAAACTTTTCTACACTACAAGATGCTGGCAATGCATCTTTAACCATTGACAAAGTTTATCTACCTGCAATTACAATGTTAAGCGTTAGTGTAAATGGAACAGTAGCATATAGATTCGATCAATATGGTGCAGCAAATGACAATCCTACAGTTTACTGTATTTCAGGAACAACTATAGCCTTTGATTTATCTGGAGTCAGTGCTTCGCATCCTTTCCAGATACAAACAGCAGCAGGTTCGAACTATGATGAAGGTTTGTATCATGTATTAGATAATGGTACTGTAACAACAGGTGCTTCTGCTAATGCTGCTTATGGTGGTGTTTTATACTGGAAGGTTCCTGAGTCTATATCAGGCGGTTACAGATATCAATGTTCAAGTCATGCCGCAATGGTTGGCAGTATAACTGTAAAAAGTTTCCAAACTTTATAGTTTAGCTCTTTTAATATCTTTAAGTTTACTTTCTAATTTTCTACGTAAAATAGAAACGTTTTCTCTACTGTCGTTAGACATTCCTGATAATTTTTTTTGTGGATTTACAAATAGTTGATCATGATACATATCGAGGTTTTTAATCTCGCCGACTAATTGTGTTAATAAAGATCCACATTCTTGTTTTAACGACTCGCTCTTAACGTTTTCGATTCTTTCTCTAAAACTAGCAAGTTCTTCTTTAACTCTTGGTTGATCAAGTAAACGATGCATTTTCTAACTCCAAAACTGTTTCTATCTTTGTTCTTATTAGATTATTATTTAATGTGTTCTTTAAACCTACATGAATATTCTTGGGTAGATATTCTAATGTAGCCCAACAAAATGTATAAACATCTGTAGGTAGAAATTCTTCGTGTACTAAGCAAATATAGGTGCTATATTCAAATCCTTGATCTTTGGATAGATATAATTCAATAGGAAGAATTTTACCTTTTGCAAAAGATTCTTGTAAATTTTTTGAATCTTCTAATACATTTTCTGATCTGACAAATGTAGGAACAGTCCATTTCTCATTTTCTAAAATAAGAAGGACTCGTCGAGTATCAGCTGATAGATATAACAAACCTGCACGTTTTTGCATAAAACTACTTATGCGCCTTCTGGATCAAATCTCCAAAAACCTGGGGCATACTCTCCTTCGAATGATTTGAGCCATTGGATGCCATCCCATTTATATTGGATGCCAGTTTTAAGATTGGTTATGTAGATGATCGAAACAGAAGTATCAGGATCCATTACAGTTTCCCACGAAGATCCGTCCCATTCAACAATGCTGTTTTGTTTTAATTTATAAGATGTTTGACTAGAACCATCACTGCCCTTCCATGCTTCCGCTCCGTCAACATTTCCTTCGTATCCAATTTCTTCTAGTAATAGATAACGAGTTCCTAATGGAATACTACTTAAACCTCCCCATGCTTCGATAGGATTAAATGTAGTAGGATCAATAACAGCATCTATTGTAGTTAGACTACTTGCTGATCTATTCGATGAAGCTATTGCTGTGTTTGCAGGTAATGAATCTTGGTCCATACTTACTAACATTATGAAAGGATCTGTTGGGTGTATTGCACACGTTCCTGAAATTTCATTTCCGTTAGGTTGTCTGAAATGTACCATACTTGTGCCTGTTGTAAATCCGCCAAGCATAGCTGTTACACCGTTCCAGTCAAGTTTTTTACCGTCTGAAAATTCTTTAACATCTAATCCTAATGATTGTATAGCAGCAGTTTGATCTAATATTGTTAATTCATAATCATAATCTTGACCATTATTTGCTTTGAACAATAACACAGGATATCTTGCATTTACGTATGCAACAGCATTTGGATTTGAACTGTTGAATACTAATTGCGAAAGATCTTTTACATTGCCTTCTTCAGTAAAGATATTAGCAATAATACTTCTTACAATTCCTAATTTTTTAACTTTAGCTGGAGGCGAAATCCATACTGGTATTTCAAAGTCTAAACTACAAATATCAATATCTGAATCTGCTCCTGCTGGAATAGATCTAGATGTAAAGTTTGTTCCTGTTAGGTAAACAACACTCAAACTAGTCCAGTCTATATAGTTGTCATTTGTTTGTATTTCAAAGGCAGGATTAAACAACACCATAATTTGTTCTAGTATTTGTAATTTTTGATCTGTATTAGATGTCCATAAATCAGCTCTTACTGTGAGCTTATATGGTGTTGGCATCAATCTTTCAACTGTTACGTTTTTACCTGGTGCACCTGTATAAGTTCTATTTCCACTTTCGTCTACTGTATATTTTCTTTCACGTATGTTTACCTTACTAACAAAAGTGGGATCAGTTAATCTTGTTGTGTCCATAGTTAGGCCTGTAATATAACAAGCCATTCTTGGAACTGTAGGCATTTTGTTTTCTGAATTTTCACGGATAATATTTGCTACCTGTCTTGTTAGATCACCATACATAACAGGAATAGTCTGTTGATCACCATTACCGGCTTGATACTTAAAGCCTATGAATATTCTCATAAACTGTGTTACGTATCTTCTAAGCTGTCCGTCGTAGAAAAAATCCATTACTTACTTGCCTTTTTGAAATCGTGTGTAAACGCTGTTTTATCACCTTTTGCCGCAGCGGCTCTTCTTTGCTGTAATTTAATTGCAAGAGGTTCGTCATCGTCTTTTTGTGGACGTCTTTTTATCGAAACTTTTTTTGGACGACTAGTTGTAAAACCAAATATTTCTTCAATACGCATTAATTATCTGCCTCCGGTCTAAGTGCTTTAGATAGACTTTGTTTTTCTTTAACAGTTTGTCCGTCGATGACCTGTTCGTTGTTGTTATTAATAAACGAAGTTTTTTGTGTTTCTCTAGTAACTTTTCCTGCGAAGTCAGCACCTACTGCAACATCGTTGTCACTTAGATTTGTAATATTTGTTCTCACATCATCCTCTACTTTAGCCCATCTATTTTTTCTATAGATAAACAATCTTGTTGGTTTATAATCAGTTCTAAGATGATACTGCCCTTCTGATGCTCCCAATGGGAACGCTATGCCTTGTGTAAACGGAGCACCATTAGGTGGAAGTCCGTCGCCTAGTATGTAACCTGCATATCCATTAGCTTCAGCATTAGCATATACCGTATCAGCAGTGATTGTATCAATATCTGCATCATTAATAGTATCATCTGCTGATACTAATTCAGGTTTGCCATCTTCTGTTCTTTGTAGCGTAAACAGTTTAGTTGTATCATATCCACTTTGAGGTGTATCGGCTTCTGCTTGATCAAGAACTGCCTGTGTAATTTGCATTTCTTTTTCGTATGTAGACATGATGTCTTTAAGTGTGTCAGCAAGTTTCCAACATTCTCCTGGAGGAGCATCTGTTGTCTCGCAAGTTGCTTCGTACTTCTCATTGTTATATGAAACAACATCTCCCGGATAGTATGTGTTGCCTTGATTGAACTCGCCTTTGAAACCTTCTTGATTAGCAATTTGATCAAGTATATCTTTGAATTCTTGTGAATCAACTAGTGGTTTACATTTTGCACGATATAAATGAGGATACCAAGTTACTGAAAAACCTTCTGCTGCTCTGTTAACATCTTCTACAACATAAAATCTTTTTAAAGCAAATTGTAAATTGTTTGTTGCATTGTAATCTTTTAAGTGAGGCAATTCTATAACATCGCCTGATATAATTCTTCTTCCTAAACGCTCAATAGTATCGTTAATATGAAAGGTAATAAACAATACATCGTTTTGTAGAAATAAACCAAATTGACTAAGATTGAAATCTATATCTTGAACATTGTAAACACCACGCATAACATGGACATCAGAGTCATATTTTCTGTCTCTGTTTTCCAGAAATAGCATATCTTGTATATTCGTAGGATCTAAAGTAGAATATGCAGGTGTACTAGGTGTATCACCCTGTATTGCAGCACCTGACCCTAGGTATTTGTGTAGGTAGATATCAGTACCACCCACCTGGAACATTTCCCAAATAGTTTTGTCAATGAAACTGTAATCTTTGCCCTTTTCTGGACGATATAAACTTAATCTTGGCATAGTATACTTATTTACCGTTTCTAGCTTAAGGCATAAATAGTTATATGAGCCAAATTGAACAAGAAAAACAGAAAGTTTTTGATTATTGTAAAGCGTTTCTCGGCGATGGCATGATCGACGTTGAGCTCGATCCTATACACTACGAAACTGCATTATCTAAAGCACTTGGAGTTTTTAAGCAAAGATCCGACAATGCTGTCGAAGAAAGTTATATTACTCTTGCATTAGAAGTAGACAAAAACGAATATATCTTACCAGACGAAATACAGCAAGTTAGACAGATTTATAGAAGATCTGTAGGGTCACGCACAGGCGGCGGAACCGGTGGTACAGTGTTTGAACCATTTAACCTCGCTTACACAAATACCTATTTGTTAAGTTCCACTAATATGGGCGGACTAGCAACATATGAATTGTTTGCACAATATCAAGAACTTGTTGGAAAGATGTTTGGTTCATTTATCAACTTTACATGGCATCCGCAAAGCAAAAAATTAACAATTATGCAGAGACCGAGAGCAGATGAAAATGTATTGCTTTGGTGCTACAACAATAAACCCGACTTTGTTATTTTACAAGATGTATATGCAAGTCAGTGGGTTAGAGATTATACTCTTGCAAACTGTAAAGTTATGTTAGGACAAGCAAGAGAAAAGTTTGCAAGTATTGCAGGTCCACAAGGAGGCACAGCTCTTAATGGTGCTTCTATGAAACAAGAAGGATTTGCAGATATTGATAGATTAACAGCCGAATTGGTAACACAAGTTCCAGGCGGCCAAGGATACAGTTGGATTATTGGATAATGAAAGCATCAGATTTCATCACAGAAGAACATGAACAAATGTACACCGAAGTCGCTAAAATGGTTTGGGGTGTTGGTAAACACAATCAGCGTGGCGGACAAACCAAACTGCGTTTTCGTTGTTCAACAGGACCAAGAGCAGGTAGACAAGTAAGTCATCCTTCCAAATGTGTACAGCAATACGATGTTGCTAAAGCACAACGTATGAAGCGTACTCGTGCTAGAACAGCACCTACACAAGCAAGACGTCAACAGCGTACAAAAGCAATCAATACAGCAAGTGTATTGGCTCGTAAACTCAATACGGGCAAAGCTGGTCAGCCAAAACCTTATTATTAACACTTGACATTTAGCAAATAAGCAGTTATAATAATACTCATACTAAGGAGAGTTTTATTATGATTATCGGTGTTTGTGGATTTATCGGTTCTGGCAAAGATACAGTTGCGGACTATCTTGTTAATTTCCACGAGTTTAGACGAGAGAGCTATGCCAATACTCTTAAAGATGCAGTGGCGGCTGTATTTGGTTGGGATAGAGATCTATTAGAAGGACGTTCAAAAGAAGCAAGAGCTTGGCGTGAAAAGGTAGACAAATGGTGGGCAGATAGATTACATATGCCTACACTTACACCGAGATGGGTATTGCAGTATTGGGGTACAGAAGTAGCACGTAAAAACTTTCATGATGATATTTGGATTGCTAGTTTAGAAAACAAATTACGAAAAAGCGAAGATAACATTGTAATCTCCGACTGTAGATTTCCTAACGAAATTAAGAGTATTAAACAAGCCGGCGGCACTATAATTTGGGTTAAAAGAGGTGATCTTCCTCCTTGGTACGAAGATGCTAAAAGAGCGAATGCTGGTATTAATGTTTCAATGAATGCTATGAAGCAACTCGGAATCCATGCTTCAGAATGGGCTTGGGTAGGTACTGAGTTTGATCATGAAATAGACAATGACGGAACTATTCAAGAGATGTACGATAAGGTTAAAAATCTGCTACAAGATCCCCTTGCTTCCAAGTAACATTTTCTTTTGATATTATTACAGCACAGTTCGAGCACACTGTTTTTAAATTAGTTGGTCTACAATTGTTCAAGTTTCCATCTACATGGAATACCTTGAATATGTCATCGTGTGTTGATTTAAAACCGCACTTGTCGCAAGATTTCTTCTTCTTGTACCCTGACTGTTCCCACATAGTGATACCATAGTTAGTGCCGTACTTTAAACATCCTTCGCATAGTTTGCGATAGTACGTTTTAGTACCTTTCTTATAATTAACTGCACGTGGGCGTTTATTGCACCCTTTACATAGTGGTCTCATAATGTTATTTACACCTTTTCAATCCCTTTATATATGCACCTTAAAGCACCATTTTTAAAAGATTACGCTAAATACATTAGCATAAGTTACGTAATGAACTTTTAACATTACCAGGAGAGATTAGAATGGCACTACAATCACCAGGAGTAGAAGTTACGGTAATTGATGAGAGTTTTTATACCCCGGCAGAACCAGGGACAACTCCACTTATTATTGTAGCAACTGCACAAGATAAACAAAACGCCGCAGGCACAGGCACAGCAGCGGCAACAACTAAAGCAAATGCTGGATCAGCATTTAAAGTAACTTCACAGAAAGAATTAGTAGATCTTTTTGGAGTACCAAACTTTGAAAAGACAGCAAGTAATACACCGATTCACGGTAGCGAATTAAATGAATACGGACTTCTAGCAGCATATAGTTTGCTAGGTGTTTCTAACGCAGCGTTTGTAACTAGAGCCGATGTAGACTTATCACAACTAGCAGGTACATCAGAGGCTCCGGGAGCGGATCCTGACAATGGAACTTGGTGGATTGATACTAGAGGCACTACATTCGGTATTCAAGAATGGAACGGTGCAGCAGTAACAACAAGCGGTGGACAAAAGTTTGCTGCAAAAACACCAATAGTTTTAACAGATGACGATACAACCAAAATTGACAACGGAGTGCCAAAAGGGTCAGTTGGTGCAATCGGCGAATATGCAGTAGTTTTTGAAACTGTTGACGGAAGTGGATCATTTACTGCTTCAAAAGAAACAGCTAGAATTTACTATAAATCATCTGGTAACGGTTCAACAGTAACTTCAGGAAGTTGGGTATTAGTAGGTAGTAACGATTGGACTGCTAGTAATCCAACAGTACAAGGCTCAACATTTACAGCAACATCAGGCCACTTTACAATTAACGGAACAGACTTTGAAGTAACAGGTACATTAGATGACTTAGTTACAGCAATTAACGGTGCTATTACAGCAACACAAGGTGTTGTTGCTAGAAACGTTAGCGGTAAACTTTATCTTTACAGCGATGGCACATTAGACGATGCAGTAGGTGATAGTTCACTTGCTAATGCAATTGTTATTGGTGACGGTAATACTTTACCAAACATGGACTTTGATGCACTAGGTATTGCAAAAGCAACATACTATGGTCCAGCATTGCAACAGTCAGCACACACATCTGTTCCAGAATGGAAAGTAGATGATAGCGAACCACGCCCAACAGGCTCTGTATGGATTAAAACTACAGAACCTAACAATGGTGCAAGATGGAGAGCATATCAGTGGTCAAGTGCTACTAAATCATGGGGCGCAGTTGATGCTCCGATTTATGCTAACGGTAGCACAGCAACTTACACATTAGATAGAAGCGGTGGCGGTGTTAACATTGCAGCTGATACATTGTTTGTACAATCAAATGCAAACGAAAACAGCAACAATGATACAACTCCTGCAACAGCAACGTTTAGAGTGTGGAGACGTAATGCAACTGAAGCAACATCAATTACTTCAGATGAAATTACAAGTAGCTCATTTACAGTAGGATCAAACACTTTTACAATTGCTGAATCAGTAAAAACTTCAGCAACACTAAACGCAGGTGTTGAAGTATCCTTTACTGCTGCTGGTAATGCAGATGATGCTGAATTAATGGCAAATGCTGTTAACTCCGCAGGATTTACAAACATTCAAGCTTCTATTACAGCTGACAACGAAGTTGTTATTTCACACAACTTAGGCGGCGACTTTAGAATTACTGACGGTACAAACACACCAATCGGTGGAGTGTTTACACCATTTAGTATTAATACTTTAATTGGAACATCTAACTTCTACACTGCTCCATCAGGTGCAGATGAAGATTATGTTGCTTCTAACTGGCAACCACTTGCAGCAGCAGACTTTAAAGCAAGTTCAAATAATCCAGAAAATGAACCAGCTGATGGACAATTATGGTACAACCCAGAATTTAGTGAAGTTGACATTATGGTACATAATGGCAGTGATTGGGTTGGATATCATAATGTTTACGCAAGTGCAAGTCCAGCAGGTCCAATTGTTTCTGCAACAGCACCAAGTGCTACAACAGGACAAAGCGACGGTACTGCACTAGTTGATGGAGATCTTTGGATTTCAACAGCTGATCTAGAAAACTTCCCAACAATTTATCGTTGGAATGGTTTATTACTAGAATGGGTACAGTTAGATAAAACTGATCAAACAACAGAAGAAGGCGTTCTTTTTGCTGATGCACGTTATGGTTTATCAGGTGCAACAGGTAATACAGAGGCAACTATCAAAGACTTGCTTACAAACAATTACCTAGACCCAGATGCTCCAGATCCAGCACTATATCCGAAAGGAATGTTGTTATGGAACTTACGTAGAAGTGGCGGTAACGTTAAACGTTATGCTAACAACTACATTGATGTAACAGCAGACAACCCACGCAACGGCGACGAAGCAATGAGTGGTTATGCAACTGATCGTTGGGTAACACAGTCAGGCAACCAAGAAGATGGTTCAGGTAGCTTCGGACGTAAAGCACAGCGTATGGTTGTAGTACAGGCTATGAAATCTGTAATTGATACAAGTGAGCAGATTAGAGATGAAGAACGTAGAAACTTCAACATTATTGCTGCTCCAGGATACACTGAAGTAATGTCAAACCTTGTTAACCTAAACATTGACAGAGGTTTAACAGCATTTGTATTAGGTGACACACCTTTAAGACTTCCAGCAAATGCTACTTCATTGACCAACTACGGTTCAAATGCTAACCTTGTTGTAGATAACAGTGACGATGGTCTTGTTACATTCGACGAATACTTGGCAGTGTTTTATCCAAACGGATTTACAACTGATTTAGGTGGAGCAAACGCAGTTGTTCCTGCTACACACATGATGATGAGAACAGTTGCACTAAGTGACCAAGTTGCTTATCCATGGTTTGCACCAGCAGGTACAAGACGTGGTGGAATTTCAAACGCTACAGCAGTAGGATACATTGATGCTGCAACTGGCGAATTCCAAACTGTTGCACTTAATGAAGGACAAAGAGATACGTTATATGACCTAAAGATTAATCCAATTACATTCTTTAATGGTGTTGGTTTAGTTAACTACGGTCAGAAAACTAGAGGTAGAAATGCTTCTGCACTAGATAGAATTAACGTAGCACGTTTGGTAGTGTACTTACGTAGTCAGCTTAATAAATTGGCTCGTCCTTACATTTTTGAACCAAATGATAAAATCACAAGAGACGAAATCAAACAAGCGGTAGAATCATTACTACTTGAGTTGGTTGGTTTGAGAGCTCTGTATGATTTCGCGGTAGTGTGTGATGAAACAAATAATACTCCTGCTAGAATCGACCGCAACGAACTATATGTTGATATTGCGATTGAACCAGTTAAGGCGATTGAATTCATCTACATTCCATTGCGTGTCAAGAACACAGGAGAAATTTAATCATGCCTATTACATCACTTAATAACTTCTCAGTACCAACAGACGCAGGCAACCAAGTGCTCTTGATGCCTAAATTAAAGTATCGCTTCCGCGTTACTTTATTAGGATTTGGAGTTACTGCTGCAACTGAGTTAACAAAACAAGTTGTTGATGTTTCAAGACCAAAAGTTGGTTTTGAAGAAATGCCGTTAGAGATTTACAACTCACGTGTATACCTTGCAGGTAAGTATACATTTGAGACATTAGCTCTAAACTTACGTGACGATGCAAGTGGAGAAGTACAGAAACTTGTAGGTCAACAGGTACAGAAACAATTTGACTTTGTTGAACAGGCTTCTGCAAGATCAGGTATTGACTACAAATTTACTACTAAGATCGAAGTATTAGACGGTGGTAATGGTAACAACCCATCAGGTGTAAACGTACTTGAAACTCAAGTAATGTACGGTTGTTTCCTAACTAACGTTGATTACGGAGATGCAAACTATGGTACTAATGAACCAATGCAGGTTGCACTAACAATCCGCTTTGATAACATGGTACAATGGGGTGCTGGAGAGCAAGGAGTTGGAGTTGGTATTGGTGCTGCTGTCGAAAGAACACTCGGCGAAGCAACAACTGGTGCTACTGCTGCTCAAGGCTAATACTAGTACTAGTAATAGAATTAAAAAGCCCGGATTTTTTCCGGGCTTTTTTTATGGCTAAATAATAGTATGGCCAACAAATTTACAAGATTTTTAACAGATGTTTTTTCAGGGTTAACAAATCCTAAAGGACTTGTAGGGAACTATCAACACGCTACAAGACTATTCCTTGACGACGGATATAGATTAGCCCCTAAAACTAAATTTAACTATTATGTTAGATTTGAAATAGATAAGTCAGCACACGGTGCTGCAAACTTTTCACAAAAACATAGTGAAGAATTTGGCCTGCTAGTTAAAACCGCAGACTTACCTAAGTTTACATTTGAAACTGAAACTTTAAATCAGTATAACAGAAAACGTATTCTTTATAAAATGATTAGCTATGATCCTGTTAACTTAACATTCCACGATGATAATCAAGGTGTAGTGTCAGCGTTATGGGCAATATATTATGGATACTATATTAAAGATAGAGCATTGCCTAATGCTGCATGGGAAAGTAATGCATACAGACAAACAACAGAAAATTTACATTTTAGATATGGCTTAGACAATAACGTTACTGCACCGTTGTTTAAAAGCGTAACAATTTATACTATGGGTAGAAGAAGATTTATAGGTTATACTTTAGTTAATCCTAAAATTACTTCTTGGTCTCACGGTAGTATGGATTATACTGCATCAAGTGAGCCAGCAGAAAGTCAAATGACATTGCAATATGAAGCAGTTCAATACACAGCAGGAACAGTAAGCGAAGGCAATCCTAAAGGGTTTGCTACACTACACTACGACAATACACCTTCACCATTAAGTGTTGCGGGTGGCGGCGTGAGTAACCTCGTTGGAGAAGGTGGTGTGCTTGATGGATTAGAACAGGTGTTTGGTGCAATTGGTGACGGAACAGCATTTAATTCTCCAGCAGGATTTTTATCTACAGCAATCGGTGCAATTAATACAGCAAGAAATATTAAAGGACTATCGAAAGAAAGTCTTAAACAAGAAGCAATTAATATTCTAACAAGTCCAGCAGGTACACAAAAAATTGCTAATACAGTAAGCGGCATTGCAGGTATTATTACTCCTAAGAATAATACAGGCGACGAAGGCACAAATGCATCGCCGAAAAATATGGTGCCAGAAGGATTATAAAATATGCCAGTAAACACAACTTCAAATCTTCCAGCTAAACAAGTACAAGACAGTGCTGCAAGATCTAGATTATTTTTTGATACATATGGTGAAGATCCTATATCATATAATCCTACTGAAGTCGATGCAGCGGTAAACTTTTTTGAAAAGAATGGTTTTCAAAGAGCAGCAGCAACAACAGCAGCATCAGTTTTATTAAAACAAGCAAAGTACGAAGAAGTACCTATCTTTAAAATCTTAGATGAGATTAAAGGATTTGACAATTTAAATTTAAGTGCTTTGGTTGCAGAAATTTTAAACAATAATAGATCTAGTATTTCTACTTTAGGATTCAGAGAAGCCTTATCTGATGTGAGCAAACAAAGAAACGTGAGGGCGTAATGCCAAAGTTTGCACAAGGAAGATTTACCATGAAGAACCCCGAGAAGTATGTCGGGACTAGAAGACCTCTTGCAAGATCAAGTTGGGAAACTGTTTTTATGAGATTACTAGACGAGCACCCTGGCGTTTCTCAATGGGCTAGTGAAAGTATTAAGATTCCTTACAGAGATCCGCTAACAGGAAAGTATACAATTTATGTTCCTGATTTCTTTATAGTGTATAATGATAAAAATGGAAAGAAACACGCAGAAGTAGTTGAAGTAAAACCTAAGAATCAGACACTAAGAGAAAATGTTGGAAAGAGCAGATACAATCAAGAACAATATGTAAAAAATATGGCAAAGTGGGAAGCTGCTAATAAATGGTGTAAACAACAAGGTGTTAGATTTAGAGTTGTTAGTGAAGAAGATATTTTTTATCAAGGTACCAAACGTAGATAAGTAGTATTATGACAAAGAAATTAGAAGAACTGTTTAATTTAGAAGATAAAGAACAAGCAGTAGAAACAGCTACTGAAATTGTTGTTGATCCTATGGCTGTCGAAGAAAATCATAAAGTTGTTAAAAACGCCGAAGACAGTTATAACAAAGTTGCAGAAATTACAAGAGATTTACCACAAGTTAAAGAACTTGATTCTTTAGGAGAAGAAGAGCTAGATCATTTGTCTACAAAAGCAGAAAAAGCATATGACGATTTAATGGATTTAGGTATGAACGTAGAAGTAAGATACAGTGGTAGAATATTTGAAGTTGCTAGTAGTATGATGAAAAATGCTATAGAAGCAAAAGCAGCTAAGGTAGATAAGAAGTTAAAAGCTGTTGATTTACAATTAAAAAAACTTAAAATAGATAAAGACAGCGGTGATCAAGACGATATTTTGGACGGAAAAGGGTATGTTATGCTTGATCGCAATGAATTAATCAAGAAATTGAGCGAAAAGGAATAAATATACATATGAAGACGTTTAAAGAATATCTAGCTGAAAGCAAGAAAACATATAGTTTTAATGTGAAGATTGCTGGCGACGTGCCAGAAAGTTTTGCTGACGAATTAAAAGCAAGACTGGAAAGCAGAAGTGTTGTTAATTTTGAAAAAATGAAAACAACGCCAGTTACAGAATCACCTATGGAATTTCCTACGCTTAAAAATGTGGAAGTTCATACTTTTAATGTTGTAACTGAGTATCCATTAACAACAACTGAAATTGAAAAAGAAATCTTCGAAATGGGATGTTGCGATTCAGGTTATTACAAAGTACGTAATAGCGCAAGTCCTAGCGAAGAAGATCAAGCAGTTGGTGATAGCAAAATGACAGGTGCTCTTTTACACGATAATCAATATAAAGAAGCATTAAAGCCTAAGCATAAAGATTACTTCGGTGACGACTTCAACAAAGATTTTTTAAAGAGTCTTTCTAAGGAATCAAAAGAAAGACGTAAAGAGTTAGGGACTGACAAATTAAAAGCTGATGTTTATCAAGATGTTCCTAAGATTAAAGCAGATAAAGCAGGCGTAAAAAGTCCTGTAGGGAGTAACTAATATGAACTTTCAAGAATTAGTGGCCAAAATGCAGGAACTTGACACAGCAAGAGTAGATGTTCCAACAGATGAGGCTTGCGGCGATCCAATGCCAGCACCAATGGCACCTACTATGCCACCTAAACCAGAAGAAAAGCCAAGAATGAATTTAACTATTTCTGCTGAAGGTGATGCTATTGCAGATGCGATGAAACTTTTTCAAAAAGTAAATCCAGACATGATGCCAAAGGTTCCAGAACCAATGCCATCAGCGCCAATGCCAATCGCTATTAAACCAATTAATAAATTAATTCCAGACTTCGATGGCGATAATGATGATATGCCAGGTGGCGAAAAAGATATGATTGATATCAAAGCACTTGGTGATAAGGGAGATGATAACGATTACGACGATGACGGAAAGTTAGACGCTCACGAAAAAGATCACGACGAAGAAGAAAAACTTCATAAAACTGTTGACAGAGATGACGACGGTGACCATGACATGGATGACCATGACATGGAAAAAGATGATGAAGATGAAAAAGAAAAAGACGAAGCATGGGCTAACGAACCAGATGAAGATGAAAAAGATATCGACTACATGGTTAACAAAATGTCAGGCGGTATGAACAGACGTAAAGATACACATCCTAAAGTCGCTGGTGCTGACAATCCAATGCAAAAAGTAAAAGAAGAAGTTAGTCTAGTTGATCAAATTAGATCAGAATTACAAAAAGCATTAGCAGAAACTAAAGGAGCGAAATAATGGCAGACTTATTAACAGCAACAATCGGTGGCGGTAGCTCAGTACTAGTTGCTGCAAATCGTAATAGTGTTGAAGATGTAACAACAGTTGATTACATGGGTAACAAAGATTTAACAATGTTTACCGTTGACTTCGTTGCAGCAGCAAATGCTGAAACAGGTGCTAACGAAGCAATTCAAGCAGTGGTTGAAATTATCGGCAAGTATGCTACTATTGTTATTCGTGGTGCTTTATTTGACACAAACACTCAAATGTGTTTCGCAGTTGAAACTCCAAACGATTCATTAGATTGGGACGGAGCAGGCGCTGAAACACTTGTTGAACAAATTGAAGACGAGATTCAAGCATTAGGTGCTACATACGGTAACAACAACTTTGATATGACTGCTGTTACTTGTACTGTTAAAACAACTTTCCAATTAGCATAATAACGCTTCATTATGTTATTCAATAGGGCCGCAAGGCCCTATTTTTTTGAGTAAATACTAGTATGGCAAAGAGTTTAGACGGCGTTCAAATTAAGAAGGCCCATAGTAAGATAAAATACACAATTGATGAATTAAATCACTTAGAAAAGTGTATGGATCCTGTTGACGGTCCATTATACTTTGCTAAAAACTTTATTAAGATCCAGCACCCAACTAAAGGTTCAATGAAATTTGCTCCTTACGGTTATCAAGAAGAATTATTAAGAGCATATCACGATTACAGATATACTGTAGCAATGTTACCTAGACAGATGGGTAAAACAACTTGTGCTGCGGCATATCTATTATGGTATTGTATGTTTACACCAGAAGCACAAGTACTAATTGCTGCACACAAATATACAGGTGCGCAGGATATCATGAACAGATATAGATTCGGTTATGAAAACTTACCTGACTTTATTCGTGCAGGTATCTATACCTATAACAGAAACACTATTGAATTTGATAACGGTAGTAGAATACAAGCAACTACTACAACAGAAGATACTGGACGTGGTAAATCACTTTCATTAATATACTGTGACGAGTTTGCGTTTGTGCAACCTCCTGAAAAAGCTCGAGAGTTTTGGACTGCGCTTTCACCTACACTATCAACAGGCGGTAAGGCAATTGTAACTTCAACACCAAACTCAGATGAAGATCAATTTGCTATGATATGGACAGAAGCAAATAAAAAATTCGACGAGTATGGCAACGATCAAAAGGTAGGAACTAACGGTTTCTTTCCTTACTTTGCACATTGGGAAGAACATCCAGATAGAGATGACGCATGGGCGGCAGAAGAAAAAGCCAAGATTGGTGAAGAAAGATTCCGCCGAGAATTTGATTGTGAGTTCTTGATCTTTGATGAAACACTTATTAATTCAGTTAAACTAGCAGAGCTTGAAGGTGTTGAACCTGTAATGTCGATGGGTCAAACACGTTGGTATAAAGATATTAATCCAAGAGCAACATATCTTATTAGTTTAGATCCTAGTTTAGGCACAGGTGGTGACTATGCTGCTATTCAAGTATTTGAAATGCCTAGTCTAACTCAAGTAGCAGAATGGCGTCATAATACAACTCCTGTACAAGGACAAATTAGAATTTTAAAAGATCTTTGTCAATATATCTCTGAACAAATGAGAGAAAAAGGCAACGACAATCCTGTTATTTACTATAGTGTTGAAAACAATACACTAGGCGAAGCAGCACTTGTTGTAATTAAAGATATTGGTGAAGAAAACTTCGCAGGATTGTTTTTAAGTGAGCCTATTAGAAAAGGACACGTAAGACGTTATAGAAAAGGGTTTAACACCACACATAAAACAAAAATTACAGCGTGTAGTTCATTTAAAAATCTACTTGAAAAGAATAAACTTACAATATACAGCAAACCGCTTATATCAGAACTTAAAACATTTGTATCGCACGGTACAGGGTATGCTGCCAAAAGCGGTGAACACGACGATTTAGTGTCAGCTGTATTGTTAATTGTACGAATGGCTAATCTATTAGCAGATTGGGATCCAAAAATATACGAAAGATTGACTGAAAGATTGACTGAAGATCAGTTCCCAATGCCGATCTTCGTTAGCGGAGGATATTGATAAATACATTACTATGGATGCAACCGGTAATATATCAACAGACTTGTTCTACAAAATTAGAAGTAGATTCACTGGCTTAAAGTTAGGTGAAGCAGCTGGCGCGATTACAATTAACCCTGAAGACGCTAGATTTTTTGACTTTGATTATGTAGAAAATGACAAAAGATTAGGTCATGTTAGCATTAGCCTAGCTGAGCCTAATTCAATGAAAGTATACTTTTCAAGTGGTATTACTGAAGGTATGGACGATAAACAAAAAACAGGGTGGTATAAATTTTTAAGAGAACTTCGTCAATTTGCAAAACTTAGATTACTAGCATTTGATACTAGAGATATTACAAAAGACAATCTAGACAAAAGAGACTACAGTTTCCTAAGTCAGTATGCAACACCTAAAGCAGACAATGATACAATTACTAAGCCTGTCGGAGAAAACGTAATGAATGAGAGCTCACTTTATGGAACGAAGAAGCAAAGTTTCCAAAAACTAGAAGATACAAGATTAATTATTAAACACAGCAAAACATTAGCTGATGATCATGAACAAAGACCAGGAGATAGATCAAGAAATATCGCTGCGTTGTTTGTAGAAAATTCATCAGGTGAAAGATTTAAATATCCATTTATCCATTTAGCAGGAGCTCGTGCTATGCAACGTCACGTTGCTAATGGTGGATTACCATACGATGAAATTGGTGAAAGTATTATCAAGATGAGTGAAGAAATTGCTCAACTAAAAAGTTTTACAAATTACGTAGTAAGAAACGATTTAATGAACTCCGACACAAATTCAATCGTTGAGCGTAGTAAAATGCAACTTGATAATCTAAGAGAAACAGTTGCTAAATTAGCGAAACAGGCACATTACGAATCATATAGAGAATCCTTTGCAGCACAACAAGGTTATGAAGTACCTGATGATGTAATGGAACAATTTAAAGAAAAATTTACAGTTAAAAATTTCAAAGAGGATATTGCAGAAGTCTTTCCAGTTTTATATAGATTGATGAAAGAAGAAGAAACAGTAGGCTACGACGACATAGTCGAAATGACAAAGGATGTTGAAGCACCTCAAACAGAAGAACAATTAAAATCAGATATTTTTGATAAATTTGAAAACTGGGCAACTGCACTAGGCGAAGAATCACCATTAGTAATGGCAGACGATGAAGAAAAGGCTGACATGATTAAAAAATTAAATGAACTAGTGGGTCAAGAATTCCAAGCAGGCGTAGATGGTACTAATGCTATTCAAAGTTTAGAAGGCATTATTGAAGATCCAAAATTAGAGCAAGACATTAAAAAGAAAGCTTCAGAAGATGCTAACGCAGATATTAGATCTTTAGTTAAAGCATGGATTGATGAAAATGCACCTGAAGTTGCTGAAGAATTAGATTTCGGTGATATGACTGATGAACCAGCAGTTGGTGCAGATGAAGTTGAACCACAACAAGAAGCATCAGGATATGAAGGGCAATCAGAGCCATATGCTCATGCAATTTATGTTGACGGAGACTATGACGAAGATAGAGGCATTGATGAAAAGGCTTGTGCATCAATGGAAAAAGAATTACAAAGCAAAGGTATTAAGGCTGCTTGTGAACCAGACGAAGCCAAACAAGGCGGCGTTATAATTCATACAATGACTCCTAGAGAGAAAATTTTAGATGCTCTAGAACAAGCAGGTTATCAAGCAGAATCATATGCAGAAGAAGGCGTTACTAAAGAAGGCGGAATGTCAGACATAATGATTGGTGTTGATGAATTAATTTCAGACTATACCAACGACGGTGACAAGGAAAGTGGACTTAAGATGTCCAAGCAAGAAGTCATTAATGCAATCAAGGGCGAGAAAGCGGATCCGATGGAGATCAAATTTGCCATCGATACAATTGAAAACGACTTTGATGACAAAGGCAACTACAAGTATGTAGGACAGGATGATATGCCCGAAGGTAATGAATTTAGCAAAAAAGTTCAGGACCTAAAATCACAGGGTGCTAAGAAAGGCACTAAGTTTAAGACTTCAGACGGTGAAGAACATACACTAGAAGATGTTGCAAAATTTGTACATTCGTTTTATGATACAAATTCAGGCACATTCCCTAAAGGACCAGAAGGCGTTGCAGTAATGGTAGACAAAAAGTTTGGTGAACAGGCTGGAACAATTGCTCGTAAAATGGTAGAAAGAATGGCTCCACACCAAGAACAAGGCGCAGAAGAACTAGAAGAATTAGAACGTATTAAATCACTTATACAGTTTTAATGATTTTCTTTATTGATTTTTTTAATTAATCATTTATAATAGAGTTAAATAGAAGTGTAGTAGCAATACTACACTTTTATTTTCTAGGTGAACTCAAATCGGACTTTGGGTCAGCATCTCCGATGAACTGTTTACATAATTTAATCTGAAAAGGAGACACATTATGTGGACTAAGCCAGTAGCAGAAGAAATGCGCTTTGGATTTGAAGTTACTATGTACATCATGAACAAGTAATTTTATTTGCGTAAAAACTATGCTCCGCTCACAAAGCGGAGCATTTTTAGTTAACATTCTCAAAAGGAATTATTATGAAAGTTGTTGTAAGGGAGATACCTGAACCTTTCGAAGGACAACAAGCACTAGATCAAAATGGTAACCTTGCTGTCTTTAGTAAAGGAAATTGGTTATCTAAAGATGAATATGATCGCGGAGTCTATCTAAGACTATTAGATATAGGCGACTGCGTTTAGGAAGTAAAAATGGATAAAGCACCAAACCCAAGCGGTTGGGGTTTATTGTTAATCATTGGTTTATTTGCATTTTTAATTTGGTATGGACCTATAAGTAAAGAACCTGATATGCATGAAAGTGTACAGCACGGTACTATTCATTGCGATCAAGATCCTAAAACACTATCAAACATACAATTAGAAATCTGCATAGACATACAATCATTTAATAAAGGATCAGACTATGACAGGTAGAATGATGTTTATTGCTGCACTTATGTCAGGCTGTGCAGGTTATGACATAGAATGGCAAAGAGGCGAAACATACGATCCTGTAGTTTTAGCAGCGTGTAAGGTCGACACAGATGACACAGATTGGCCTTGTATGGAAGAAAACGGCTGCGCTTAAAAACTTTGGAATAAAAAAATTTAAGAATCTTGTTGACAAGATAAATAAAAGAGCACATAATACATATTGTGCATTAGGCATAAATGACATTTTTACATTAGGCAACAAAGGAGGCTACAAAAATGGCAACATTAGCAGAAATCCGAGCTAAACTTCAAGAAGCTCAAACACGTACATCTGGAAACACAGGTGGCGGCGATAACGCAGTTTACCCACATTGGAATATGCAAGAAGGCAAAGAAGCCGTGGTAAGGTTCTTACCAGATGGTAACTCAGCCAACACATTCTTTTGGGTTGAACGTGCAATGATCAAACTTCCATTTGCGGGAGTTAAAGGCGAGTCAGACAATCGTCAAACAATTGTTCAGGTTCCATGCGTGGAAATGTACAATGACGGTACTACTTGTCCGATCCTATCTGAAGTACGTGGCTGGTTTAAAGACAAGTCACTAGAAGATATGGGCCGTAAGTATTGGAAAAAGCGTTCATACATTTTCCAAGGCTTTGTTTCAGATGATCCACTAAACGAAGAAACTACCCCAGATAATCCAATTAGACGTTTTATTATTGGACCACAAATTTTCCAAATTATTAAAAGTGCTTTAATGGATCCTGAGTTGGAAGAACTTCCAACAGATTATCTAAAAGGCGTAGACTTTAGAATTAAGAAAACTTCTAAAGGCGGCTATGCTGATTACTCAACATCACAATGGTCACGTAGAGAAAGATCATTAACTGATGAAGAACAAGCAGCAGTTGATAGTCATGGATTGTTTAACTTATCAGACTTCTTACCTAAGAAGCCAACTGAAGTTGAACTTAAAGTAATGAAAGAAATGTTTGAAGCGTCAGTAGACGGTGAAGCATATGATATGGAACGTTGGGGACAATACTTCCGTCCAGCAGGTATGTCACAGCAGACAGGTGATCCGAATGTAACAAGTAAGGCAGCACCATCTGCACCGGCAGCAGCAACTCCAACTCCAGCGGCAGAGCCAGTAACTGAAACAGCAGCACCAGCGGCTGAAGAATCTACAGCAGGTAATGACAGCGCAAATAGAGCGCAAGATATTCTTGCAATGATTCGTAACAGACAACAAGGCTAATAAAAAATACATAGGGAGTGCTAGTCACTCCCTATAGTATATGGAAGGAGATAAACATGGCAAAACCATTTGATATTAGTAAATTTAGAAAAAGCCTTACTAAAAGTATTGACGGACTTGGTATTGGTTTTAATGATCCCACTGATTGGGTTAGCACAGGTAACTATGCACTCAATTATTTGATCAGTGGAGATTTTCACAAAGGTGTTCCGTTAGGAAAGGTAACTGTATTTGCAGGTGAATCAGGTAGTGGTAAATCATACTTCTGTTCAGCAAATATTGTTAAAGCAGCACAAGATCAAGGTATCTTTGTAGTTCTTATTGACTCAGAGAACGCACTTGACGAACAATGGTTGCAGGCACTTAATGTTGATACAAGTGAAGAAAAATTACTTAAACTTAACATGAGTATGATCGACGATGTCGCTAAAACTATTTCAGAATTTATGAAAGAGTATAGAGAAATGGCAGAAGAAGATCGTCCGAAAGTATTGTTTGTAATTGATTCACTAGGTATGCTACTGACTCCAACAGATGTTGATCAGTTTGACAAGGGTGATTTAAAAGGTGATATGGGTCGTAAGCCTAAAGCACTAACAGCACTTGTTCGTAATTCGGTTAATATGTTTGGTTCACATAATGTAGGACTTGTAGCAACTAATCACACTTATGCATCACAAGATATGTTTGATCCAGATGATAAAATCTCAGGTGGTCAAGGCTTTATCTATGCAAGTTCAATTGTAGTAGCAATGCGTAAATTGAAACTGAAAGAAGATGAAGACGGTAACAAAGTAACTGATGTACGTGGTATTAGAGCGGCTTGTAAAGTAATGAAAACTCGTTACGCAAAACCGTTTGAAGCAGTACAGGTTAAGATTCCATATGAAACAGGAATGGATCCTTATTCAGGACTGGTTGATTTATTCGAAGGTAAAGGTATTTTGAAAAAAGAAGGCAATAGACTTAAATACACTGACCTTGCAGGCAATGACCATATTGAGTATCGTAAAGCGTGGGTTGGAGATAAATTAGATATGATAATCTCAGACCTTAATGCTAAACCAGAACTCATTGATCAAGAAGAAGTTGTTGAGGAAACTAGCAAGGAGGCTGAAGTAGCAACTAGTGGAGAATAAATGAATATGAATCAAGATTTAATCGCTGATATTTGGAACATGATGTCTGAACATATTGCTGAAAACAAAAAACGTGATTTAGCAAAAGAGTATATTAATACACTGTTAGACTATGGTGTGAGCGAACAAGTTATTGAGGGGTTATTTGGCATTGACACATATCTCGACGAAGCAGTTGAATATGTTATCGATGAAGACTCATATGATGAACCTGATGATAATGACGAGTGGGACTAATGAATTGGTACGATAAAGTATCTAAGAACATTTCTAATATTCCTGACGCAGTAGCTTATTACGAATCGGAACTATTAGAAGCAAAAAAAGAAACAGGCATCAAAGGCAGAATTGAAACAGCTTCTGCAACAATGCCTGCTATTGTTGAAACTCGTTTTAATCAACTACAAGAAATAGAAGCAATTCTTGAATATTTAAATATTGAGCTACGTCGACTACGTTCTACTCACTTTAGAAAGTATGTTGAAAACTATCAACGTGCATTAAGTTCTAGAGATGCTGAGAAGTTCGTAGACGGCGAAGCCGATGTTGTTGATTTTGAAAAAATTATCAACGAATTTGCTTTGTTAAGAAATAAGTGGTTAGGTATTATTAAAGGCTTAGACATTAAACAATGGCAGTTATCAAACATTGTTAAGTTAAGAACAGCAGGCCTTGATGATGCAACACTTTAAAATTCATACCCTAAAGTATCAATTTCAATTTTATATTTTTGGTAAACATAATCTTTAGTTTTTTGATTATAATAATCTCTATAATGATTATGTGATCCTACTTCTAATCTAGGAAGGTCTGGCATCTCAACAAATAAGATATTTCGTAGATGATGCCAATCTTCATTTAGATTTTCGTATCTTAAAATCATATCATCTTTATTGATATAATTTAATTGTGAATGTTTTAAAGTTTTTCTTACTTCCAAATATTCATATATACCATCGTTAAACTCTTTTTCTAGCATTGGATATTTGCTACGCCATGATGCTTTTTTATCGTGCGTCCAACCACTAACAATTCTTTCCCACGGGTTTCTAACTATAGTGAATACAAAACCTAAATCTTCTTTTAATACAGATCTAGGAGAATGTTTACGTCCAATTAGTTCACCACCTATAGATAATAACGCATTTGTAACACTTGTACCAGCAGTTTTAGGAATGTGTATGTATGTGAATCTTTTAGGTTCTTTAACAAGTATTGCCATTAAAGTTTGCCTTGAGACCTCATTTCTGCACGTATGTCTGTTGCGCTGATATTATGTATGTCTTCACCTAAATCGTGTTGAGTAAATGTATAACCTACTCCTCTTCCATAACTAATATCAACTATATTTGGTACTTGAACTAGAATATATTCTACACCGTGTGTATATCCTTCTGCAAGTAATGCGGCTTGAATATTAATTACAACTTCGGTATGTTCGAACGGATTGTCATCATTTCCCATACCAGCATCAACACCGTGTACATCTCTGACCATTACACAAACTTGGCCTGTTTTTGCTAGAGCCTTTCTAAATAATTCAGTGTGTCCTTTATGCCAAGGCTGCCATCTTCCTAATAACTGCACTGTAGGCTTTTTTAAATCAAACATTATAACCTCTCTGTATGTTTTCCATTTTTGTTATTAATGTAGTTAGTTACTACTTTTAATAGTTGTTGATGAGTATCATTGAACCATTGAGAAACATGATAGTTGTATTCACCTTTCTCTAATGGAACAAACATTTTATTAGTATCATCATATCGACCTTCTTTGATAGTATCCATCCAGATTGTATAATCTGCATCAAACTCTGATCTTGCACCTTTCGTAGGACAAACAAAATCTGCAACAGCAATTTTACCTGCCATAACAATGCCATCTGCTAAATGACGCATACGTTGTGCTTGCCTAATTCTACCTTCCAAACTAAAATCCCAATCTTTATAATGCTCTCTAACTTGATCAGCATTAATGTGTATTCCGCCTATTAATTCAGCAAATGGTTTTGCCAAAGTTGTTTTTCCACTTCCGGGTAACCCGCATATTAATATTTTCATTTGAAATTTCCTGCCATTTTAATATTTATCGCATTAACTACGCACATAAATATTACTAGCATTTCAAAGGTTATAACATGAAAACAATTGTATTAGTTACTGGAGGTTTTGATCCATTACATTCAGGGCATATCGAATATTTTAAAGCAGCGAAGAAACTAGGTGACGAACTTTGGGTAGGTTTAAATTCTGATGAATGGCTTACTAATAAAAAAGGTCGTCCTTTTATGCCTATGGCAGAAAGAGTCGCTATTATAAAAGAATTAAGTGTAGTAGACAAAGTTATTTCATTTGACGACAGTGACGGTAGTGCTACTGGCGCTATATACAAAACAATGGCAACAACATCTTCAAATACCCAAATTATTTTTGCAAACGGTGGAGATCGAACATCAGAAAATATTCCAGAAATGGAGTTTTACAAAGACCAGCCAAATGTAAGATTTAAATTTGGTGTTGGTGGTGAGAACAAAATGAATTCGAGTAGTTGGATACTTGAAGAATGGAAAGCACCAAAAACAAAAAGAGAATGGGGTTACTATAGAGTGATTCATGAGTACGGTAGTCATACCAAAGTAAAAGAATTAACTGTAGAACCAGGTAAAAGGTTATCTATGCAAAGACATCAAAAGCGTAGTGAACACTGGTTTGTAGCGGAAGGAACGGCAACAGTTTACACAATTAATCGAGCAACCGATTATGAATTAAGAGGTGTTTTTGAACAACACCAAAGTTTACATATTCCAGTAAACGAATGGCATCAACTATCAAACGAACACGATACACCATTACGTATTGTTGAAATACAATACGGGGAAGATTGTGTCGAGGAAGATATTGAGAGAAAATGAGTAATTGGATTTTTTTAAGCAAAGGATTAGAAGACCCGTACATTAACGAATTTGCCAGAGGATGTAAAGTAGATCCTATCGACAGTGCAGATTTTGATTACGATGCTTCTGAAGATCCTATTGTTTTAAGAGGCATTTTAAAGAAAAAAGTTATACATCGATGCTGGGAAGACAATCGAAACTTTTACTTTATGGACACAGGATATTTTGGAAATGAACCTTCGGTTACTAATCCTAACGGATGGAAATACTGGCACAGAATTGTAAAGAATGATCTTCAACATTCAAAAATTATTGATAGGCCGAGTGATAGATTTAAACAGTTTAACAAAAAGATTAATAAAATGAAAAAGGGAGGCAGAAAAATTTTAATTGCTGCACCTGACGAAAAGCCTATGAAATTTTACGGACAGGATTTAGATGATTGGATTTCAAAAACTGTTAACACATTAAAGAGTTATACAGACAGACCAATCGAAGTTAGGCAAAGAGATAAGTTAAGAATTAATCGTTTAACTGATACGTTAGAAGAAGCATTAAACAAGGATGTATTTGCTTTAGTTACGTATAACAGTAATGCAGCAGTCGAAGCTGTATTTCATGGTATACCGGTGTTTCCTTTAGCACCTACTAGTGCTGCTGCTGCGATCGGTTGTAATGACATAACTAAAATAGAAACACCATATTATCCGGACACGGATGAAGTATTTAAATGGGGTTGCCATCTATCATATGGTCAATACCATGTAAGCGAACTAAGAACCGGCAAAGCCAAAAGGATGTTGGAGGAACAATGGAACTAAAAGTATATGTCGGCTACGATACTAGAGAAGATATTGCGTACCAGGTATGCAAACACAGTATTGTAAGCAGACAACCTAATGCGGAAGTACACCCGCTAAAACAAAACGAATTAAGAGAAGCAGGATGGTATACCCGCCCTGTTGATAAACTAGCATCAACAGAATTTACATTCACTAGATTTCTTATTCCAGAACTTGCTAACTTTAATGGGTGGGCATTGTTTATGGATTGTGATATGATTCTTACAACAGACATTAAAGAATTGTTTGATCAAGCAGATGACAAATATGCAGTTATGTGTGTACAACACGATTACAAAGTTGAAGAAGGATTTAAGATGGATGGACAAAAACAAACTGTGTATCCACGAAAGAACTGGTCGAGTGTTGTATTATGGAACTGCGGACATCCAAGCAATAAGATAGTAACAACAGATTTAGTAAATGATGAAAAAACAACAGGAAAATATCTTCATAGATTTAGTTGGTTAAAAGATGAAGAAATTGGTGAACTAAATCATACATGGAATTATCTGGTTGGCGTATACAATGATATTGAAACTCCTAAACTAATACACTACACAGAAGGCGGTCCTTGGTTTGAAAACTATAGATATTGTGAATTTTCAGATTTATGGAAAACTGAATTACAGGAAATGATG